CGAGAGTAGAGCACAGCCTTGGAAACTGTAGCGCTTACGGTCACGTCTCCCCAGTTCCACACAGCCGAGCCGCCAGAAGTTTCGAGGATGAGGGTGTACCCTGTCATCTGCGAGTCTGAAACGTCCGGGTCAGAGTGGGTCATGTTGAACGTAGGCGTCAGCGTCTTGACATCGGTTGTCGGTGACTCAGACAGGCTGATGCTTGGAGCGTTCGGGGTCGAGTTGACCTTGAACCTCTGCAACGCGGAGTAGGCACCCCACGCACCGTCATCGTCAGCGGTACGACCCTTCCACTTGTAGAAGGTGTTTCCAGTCAGGGCCGCACCGGCATAGACCTTCGAGAAGGACGCACCGGTTGCCGCAAAGGAACCAGAGTCCCACTTGACGGTAACGCCGTCGTCCTCGTACACGATGACCTGTGCGTTGGCCATGAGGTCGCCAGCGTCAGGGTCGGAGAACGTTCCGACAAATGTGGGGGTCAAGCCCGTGACAACAGCATCGGCTGTAGGGGACAGGCTCGTCGGGGCGTTAGGAGCGGTGTTGGTCGTGTACGTGACAACAATGTATGGGTCGCTGGAAGTGCTGTACTCACGAGAGCACATCTCCCAAACGTCAGCAGCGGACCCTTCATCCGGGGCGTAGCAGCGCAGGCCGTAGAATACGCCAGCGGCAAACGCCTCTTGGATGAGGGTTGTGATGTCGATGCTGTCCCACGTCAACTCGGATGTCGTCATGTCGCCAGTTGCGGTTGAGCCAGTGACACCCGGCTGGTTGTCCCAGTCAACTGCGTTGGAGCCAGACATGCTGACGCTCGTGCCTTCCGACCAAGAGGAAGAAAGGCGACGAACGGTAACATCAGGGTCGGAGCCGAAGGCAACGTAGTTCTGTGTAGACGAGCGCATCCACAGGACAGCAGATGTAATCGACACCATTCCGGAGAACGAGTACGAGAAGCCCAAGAGGGTGCGGTACTTGAAGCCCGAGTACAGTCCGGTCGGGTTGAAGTCCGACGCTCCTGCTCCGAGCGATGTTCCGCCGTTATCCGCGATACGTGAGTCCTTAGAGACGTTCCAAGTAGTCGTTGCCATTAGTCCACACTTGCCATATGCTCAAGAGCACGAACCATATCGGAGCCTGTGATGAGGTCCGCGAGCGTGCTCATGTCGAGTCCGCTGACACTTCCGTCGCCGGAAGTAACGTCAACATTGAGGTTGACTGTCCTTGTCGCATCAGACGACGTAGACAGTGAAACTGGTGCTACGGAGAATGTTCCGGCAGCGAGTTCTGCACCGACGCTGCTGATGGCCGTAGCCTGAGCCAGCATCGCATCATACGCTGCGTTGTTCTTGGAGATACCGATTGCGAGGCCGTCAACGATATTCGTTCCGATGCCCGCCATCAACTTAGACGGTGACTGGATGCCAAGGAAGTCCTTGATAGGACCCGGGATTACGTCGGAGATGAAGTCCGTAATCTTGTTGACCATCCAGTTGAACATGGACTTGATGCCCTCCCACAGGCCGAGCACAACGTCCTTGCCAATCGAAATCATCTTGTCGGGCAACTTGCCGATGTTGGTCGTGACATCAGTGATGAACTTCCCAATGTTCGTGATGAACGTGGAGATGAACGAGCCGACCGTTGCGAGGATAGAACCCGGCTTCAAGCCGAAGATGCCCTCGAAGATGCCGGTCACGATGCCAAGACCAGTCCTGATGATGTTCGTGATGGAGTCGATAACAAGGCGGATGAAGCCGGTCACGGCGTCAACAAACGCCCCGACGATGGTTCCGAGCCCCTCCCAAACCTTGTCCCAGTTGCCGGTCAGCAAACCAGTGAAGGTTGTGATGATGCCGTTGAGCAACTTGACGAAAGCCTTGATGGCGTCCAGAACCCAAGAGATGAAGTTTCCAACCGCGCGGATGACGCCCTCAGCGAGCGCACCGAACGTACGAAGGAAGAAGTCAACAAAGCCCTGAACGTAAGGAGCAATCCAGTTGACGAAATCAACAACAGCCTTGATGACCGCGCCGAGCACGGCACCAACGATTGTCACAAGGGCATTCCATGCCGGTCCGATGAACTCGTAGATGACATTGCCCAACTTGGCCAGTTCATCAACGAGCGGGCCGACGTGCTCCATGACCTGAGCGACAACCTCACCGATGACCGTCTGAATGTTTGTGAAGACGCCGGTAGCGACCTCAGCAAGGTGCTCAAGAACAGGAACCCAGTTCTCAGCGAGAGAGTCAAGGATGCCTTGGAAGAACTCGATAATCCTAGGCAACTTTTCGGTGATTGGGTTCAAAATCTGACCAACAATCGTACCGATTGTGGCCATAGCCTCGTTGATAGCGCCCGGAAGTTCGGTCTGGAACCAGACGATGAGGCCGTCGATGAAGTCCTTGAAGCCCATGAAGTTAGTCTGGTACGCAGCAACGAACGCCGTGATTGCAGCGATGATGCCCATGATGACCCAGCCGACAGGCGTAAGGCCACCGACGAATGCCGCGATGAGGCCGATGACTCTGGCGACAACTCCACCAAGAGCAAGGAAGCCGCCGACGAACGGAAGGATGACCTTCTGGCCAATGCCAATCAACTTCGTGATGCTGCCGAGCCCGAGAATGCTCGTGACGATGCCGCCAAGGGCACCAGCAACGAGCCCAAGGCCACGGTTGAGCAGGACGATAGCGAGCAACGCAGCGCCGACATCACGGATAATGCCGACCTGTTCCGGAGTCAACTGGTTGAGCGCGTCTGCGATTGCGTTGATGGCGTCGGCAACAATCTTGATGCCAGAGTTGACGATATCGTTGATGCCACCGGCAACGTCCTTCAAAACCTGTGCGCCGTCCTTGCCGCCCATCATGATGTCGAAGATGCGCTTGAAGGCATTGAACAGGTTGAGCAGCGCATCAGAGATGCCGCCAGCATTCGTAGCAACCTTGACAGCAAAGCCCGCAAAGACGAGGGCCAGTGTCGCAAACATCGAGACAAGCGGAACAAGGCCAGCGCCGAGCAGGATGATGTTGGAGTAGAAGAATGCCATCGTGCCGAGCGCGACGAGGAATGCACCGGAGAGCGTCAGGACTACCGCCGCGATAGCGCCAATCTTGACAACCAACTCAGTGAACGCCGGGTTGGCCTCCATCCACGCAGCCAAGTCCTTGAGGGCAGCCTTTGCGGTATCAAGGACTGGTCCAGCAAACTTCATGATTTGAATGGCAATCATCTGAATGATTGGGAAGAAGGAGTTGCTGAACGCACCGATGACGGCATCAAACGACTCAAGGAACGATGTGGACATCTGCGAGAAGAACGCATCAGCCGTCTTGAGGCTGTACTTCTGCTCGTCAAGGATGGAAGTCAACTTCTCGCCTGACTTGCGCTGCTTGTCCCAAAGGGCAATCTGCTGGTTGATGAGCGGGATGGCCGCACGAACAGCGTTGTTCGAGCCAGCCTGAGCGAGGAACGCAGCACGCTGGACAGGAGTCATCTTCTCAAGGGCACCCGACATCTTTGTGATGAGGTCGCGCATGCCCTTGAACTCGCCCTTCGGGAAAATCCACTTCTTCCATGAGACAGCGCCCATAGACTTAGCCAACTTGTCGAGGGCCTTCTTAGCCGGTCCAGACGGAGCCGTGATGCCCTCAAAGAACATCGAGAGTCCACGACCGGCCTTAGAGCCACGGAAGCCTGCGTCAGCCATGACACCAAGGGCCTGAGCAACGTCTTCGAACTTGACGCCGATTGCGCCAGTGTAGGAACCAGCGTAGACGAACGCGGAGGCGAGGTCACCGAAGTTGAGGGCTGTACGCTCCGTCAAGAGCGACAGAACCTTTGTCACATACCCGGCCTTATCCAGTCCAAGGTTATACTGCTGAGTGACACCGTAGACGCCCTGCAAGTTAGACTCAAGCGAGCCGCCGACCATAGCGGTAGCCATCATGATGTCCTTGACAGTCTGCGTGACGCGCGCCAACTTCGTCTCTGAGTCGATTACCTCACCGGTAGCGGCACCCCAAATACGGAAGGCAGCAGCAACTTCTGTCGGCTTGAACTTACCGAGCGTGATTGCCGTGTCCTGAATGGCCTTGTCCAACTTCTTCGTCCACGTAACATTCGTGTTCAAGGCCAAGGAAGCCTGACGAAGGATGAAGTCGTACTCGGCGTATGTTTCTACGATGTTCTGAGCGAAACCGGCAATGTCACGGCCAACACCCATGAGGTCGCGGCCCATTGCCTGCAGGTGGACACCAGCACGGAACACGGCGTCCATCTTGCGCTCTGCCATGCCCAACTTGTCAGACAGGCCCGCAAAGTGGTTCTGCAACGGAGAGATAGAGCGGTTGAGACGGCCAATCGTCTGACCCATCTGGCCGGAAGTGCGGTCCATACGGGAGATAGACGAGTTGAGCCTATCGACCGGTGTAGCGTCCGTGATGACCTTGATAACAAGGGTGATATCGCTCAGACTAGACATAGCGCCTTACATGAAAAAGGAGGCCCACGCCCGTACCATCAAATGTTGCGGTATCGCAATAGATGATGATACGAGCATGGGCCATGTGGGATTTCCCCTTACGAGAGTGTCTTTGCGGCAACTGCGTTCTCGCCAGCCCTAAACTGCTCGAAAACTGCCATTACCCATACTGGTTGGTCTAGGACCCCGCCAGCCTCAGGGAGTTGTGAGTAGCCAGTGACAAACTCTGTCACCTTGTTCTCGACTCGCTTGCCACGGTCCTTCTCCACACGGATGTGGAACAACTGGACCGTTCTGCACTGCAAGTAGAGTTCAAACGCCCTAGCGAGACGAGGGTTACGACGACGAACGTTGTCCGTGCGGTTACCCATCGCATGCTGGCGCGCTAGGTCGAAGGCTACTTTCCCTCGGCGCTCGACGGAAGGAGAGACTCGAAGTGCTCAGCGAGAGCGGCGTCGATAGCCGTTGCTGCCTCTGCGGAGAGGTCTTCGTAGTCCTCGATAGACGGCTTACCCTCAGCGAGGGTCCAGCCAAGGACGAGAACGTCGAACAACTGAGCGGTAAACTCGGTCGTCTCGACAATGGTCATCTGCGCACCATCAGCCTTGTTCGGCATGTGCGCGACGAGTGCGTTGAACTCGCGCTTCGAGATGTCAGCGCGGACGGTGATTGAGTCGGACTCGTCCAACATGATTGTCTTGGTTTCGGTGGACGCCCTACGGAGGATACCCATTGTATTTCCTTCTCCCTGCCCCTGATGGGGCTAGTGGTGTCGTTCGTTCACCCGAACGATACAGATTTGTACCGTTCGGGCAAACAGAACGCTATGGACCTTACGGTACGGTCGGCTCGTCGTTGACGAGTGTCGCGGTGAAGATGTCGCCACCGATAGGAGCGACAATCAGGGCCTCGACCGCCTGCTCAAGCATGTCGCCTGCGCCGAGCGGAACGTTGACCTTGTTCCACCTAACATTCGGGATTTGGATACGGAGGACGGATGGGTTGGTGCCCATTCCGGTTCCAATCGGTCCCGCCATGTGAAGGTCAACATCGAAGATGGTTTCGTTGAGGAACCTGTCGTACTCGGACGTGTCCGTGAAGTCGATGGTCAGGGCCAAAGTTACTTCACGCATGCCCAAGTCAAGACGCTTCCAAGAACGAGTCTTGCGGAGCGTACCGACGCGCTCGATGTTGTTGTTGACGCCGAACGTGAAGTCCTTGACCGTGGTCAGGAGCGTTCCGCCAGCGACCTTGAGGTCAGCGCCCGAGAAGTGGAACGGTACGGTGTCCACATAGGTCGGCGTGTTGGCCGAACCCTGCTTGACACGGTTGACTCCTTCGAGTCCGAACGATGCCGTAACAATCTCTCCGAATGCTGCCTTGATTTCGATGGTGTTGACACGCACGCCACCGTAGCGCATGACGAGAACGTCAGCCGCACTGGACTCGAACGTAAACGTCGGAGCCGCAGATGCCGGTGTCATAACGTGCTGGTAACCGCCGCCTGCGTATGCAGACGTGACAATGGTAGCCGCGAACGCGGACTTGAGAAGGTGGGCCACCCCGTTAGGGATGAGTTCCATCTCCATCGAGCCTGAGACTGCGTACGGAGCCGCCATTGCGATGTAACGGTCACGGCTGTGCCTAATCTGGTCAGGCACGATGAAGTCGTTGGAGTCCTCAAAGGAGAACGAGGATACCGGGAGGTACTTGGTCGGAGCGACCTGAGTGCCTTCGACAGACTCTACTCCATATCCGACGTAGCCAAGTGCGCCAAGGGCCATAGTTATGCTTCCTCTTTACTGTACGCGCTGACGCTGCTTGTTGACAGTCAGCGTGACCTGTGCGGACTTGGCAATGACCGAGCCACGCACTTGCATCATGTAGTCCACGCCTGAGGCCCTAACCTCCCTAGTCCCGTCCAGTCCGCTCAGCGAGCGGTTGTGGTCGGTACGGAACCAGTTGCGTACTCTCTCCATGACTTGTACGAGTTGCCTGTCTCCTGTGGCCTCTAGGGTGCTAGCATCCCAGTACGCACGAGAGTCAATGAGCAACGTGATAAGGACTTCGTGGTCACGGACCTCGTAACCAGTTGTCTCGATGTCTGGCAAGTCCCTGACGGGCTGCACAGTGAATGCCGGGTAGGAGTTGACCGGGATGATGCCCGGGTCGCCCCAGTAAACCGCCTCGATTGTCATGATGTCGGCGCATCCTGTGACCTCAGTGATGCGGAACGTCTCAAGTTCTGCCACAATGGCATCTACGATACTTTCCACTAAAGTCTCCTGAGTTCATCAGCGATGTAATCGACAACGCCGTCCCTTGCCGCGTTCTCTACGTTGTTGTTGACGTACCAGAACGGACGTGCTGGTCGGTTCTGGCCCGGGATTTGGTTCATCGCCTTCTCACCGGTACCGACAACTTCCATACGGCCATCAGTCACCTTGACGGCGACGTTGATGGTGCTTCCGCGCGCATCGCTCGCTGACAAGCGAGTCTCTCGCTTCACGGTCTTGAGTGACGTTGCGGCGATGCGCCTCAGGTCGCCGTAGCGGATGAGGATTGGGTGCTCGCCACCAAAGCCTTGCGCCTCACGGTCGCGGACCGTGCGCTCCGCAAGGTCTGCCCAGCCGCCAACATCAGAACCCTCGGATGCGAAGTTCTTATCGAAAACATCCGCAACCTTGTTCAGGGCCTTGAATGATGCCGCGTCCTTGTCATTGGCGATGTCCACCACCCGCTTCACCATCGCCCTAGCCTGCGGGAGGCCGGTTACCTTGACGGTGATGCTGATAGGCATTATCCGAGCCTCTCTCTCCTGAACGGCTCCAACAGGTCAATGATGAGGGCTTCGAGGTTCGTAACCATGAAGACCTCGCGCTCCTGAGGACCCTGATACTGAGGCTGCAACAGGACGGCAATCTTCAACGCGGTTGCGCGCTGGACGTTGGACGGGATGACGCTGTAGCCCGTCACGTAGGTGATTGTGTAGAAGATTTCCGGGTACCAGTAACCGGCATACATCGCACCGTTCGGCAGTGCCGACTTCCACTCGATGATGCCACCAAGACGAGAACGGAACTGGTCAGTTGCGAACGAGCCGTTCTGGCCAGTCTCGTTGTCCCAGTAAACAGAAGTGACCGACACTACAGGGTAGTAGTCGGCCACGTAGCGACGGTCTGGACGGACTGGTCCGTACTTTGTTTCTGTGACTTCCTGCAACTCGAACTTGCGGTCGCAATACGCCTCGACCCAATCAGACGCCTCAGTGATGAGTGTGTCCATGACGTAGGCGCTAGGCGAGAACGTGGACTTGAGTCCGAGAGTTGCCATCTGCTCTTGGAAGTATTCAGCAGTGATGAGTTGAGCCATTAGGACTTCCTTAGCAGGCGGCTACGCTTGCGCTTGGTTCTGCGCAGGAGTGAACCCTGCCGAGATGCCGACCGACGACTAGCAGCGGTCAGGCGAGCCTTGGATGTAAGCGAGAGCATGCGCCTCTGGTCGGCCATAGCCAGACGAAGGCGCTCGAAGTATCCGGGCCTACGACCCGGCTTCCTCCCGCCCCTGACTGACCTCTGCCGATACGACTGTCCCTGCCTCATGCCGGGAGCGGACCTCTTGAGCCTTGGCAACGACGTATTCCTCAAACTTTGACCAGTCGAACTGCGGCACGGCTTCGAGGCCCTGCGCCCTCATGCGAGCCAACTTGCGAGGGTCGCGCTTGAGTCCAAGGATGTTCTTGGCGAGTTCTTCCGGGGATACATTTGCGTAGCGCGTTCCGCTCTTGTGGATTTCCCAGTCGTAGACCGGAATGCCTACACCGCCACCAGACTTGGCGACTTCCCAGCCAGCGGCGTACTTTGTTACTAGAACCGGTGTCCCGACCGCCATAGACTCGACAATCGGAAGGCCGAAGCCCTCGACCTGTGAAGGCAGGACGAACAGGTCAGCAGAGCCAACAAGTTCACGCAGCCCCGGTACGTCCATGTCCCCTCTCTCGGGGACACCCTTCCCGAAGCCGTCCATCATCGGATTGAAGACAACTTCCTGATTGACGCCGAAGGCTGTCGCAACCTCAGGGAGGTTCCAGCCCTCAAGCCAGTGGTTCTGGAATGGGACGGTGTGGAGGTAAAGGAGAATGTTGCGCTGATTGTACCTGTGCTTGAGAATGGCGACCGCCTCGATGAGGCGTGTCAACTGCTTGCGACGAACGTTCTGCGCGACCGAAGTAACTACGAACTTACCGTCCCATCCCAGCCGCTCGCGGTACTCGCTTCGTTCCTCGTCGCTGAGCGGTGAGTACAACTCCCTGTCAACGCCGTGGTAAACGAAGTCGATATCCTTGTTGATGCTGTTCTTGACCGTCGTGACTCCGTACTCGGAGCACGTGAAAAAGTCGATGTGGCTCAGCAGAGCCCGCCACGACGAGTTCATCAAGGGCTCACCCTCGATTGGAACATATGCCAGAAACGGCATATCCTCAGGGATTACATTTGCCGCGAAGGAAATGCTGCCCGTGTCGCCGGTCATGTAGATGAGGTCAGGCTCAAACTCCTTGTTCTCGAAAACCTCGATTGACCTCTTGAGGCCCATCTGGTCCCCGACCTCGGGAACAAAGAACTGGACGTTATTCGGTCGGTCCTCCGGTAGGCTCGTCATCAGTCCCGTCACCGACGCCACTGTCCAACCCTGCCTCAGGAAGGCTTCCATTGCCTTCTGGTTCACTCTCCCGAACCCCGTCTTCGCTAGGGGACTGTCCCCCATCATCAGAACCTTCAACGTCTTCTCCTGCACTCTCGGTGCTCTCCGTCTCCTGAGTTTCCTCAGTGACCGGGGCGACTGTTACCTTGCCACCGGCAAGTGCCTCGTCCAGAGTGAGAACTTCCTCAGTCTCCGGGTCGAAGCGATAGCCCATGATGTATGCACGTTGCACCCACTCAGGACGGTCCTGAGGGATTTCAACGACTCCGTTCACGATAGGGACTTCACCATCATAGAAGTAAAACCTCTCGATGAGTTGAGCGCGTCCCTTGACGCTCAGTAGGCGAACTGTATCTGCCATCTAGTGGCTTACCTCCGAGTGTAGCAGGAAGGGCTGCCTGAAAGCAACCCTTCCCACGGTCAACTCAATGACGCTCAACAGCGTCACGCCGATTAGAGCGTGAAGTTGTTGAGATGAACCGGACGGCCCTCAAGCGCGAAGCCGAAGTAGCCCTTAATCATGAAGTCACTTGAGTCCTTGGTCTTGGCCAAGTCTTCGTAAGTGAAGTCCTGATGGACGAGCAACTTAGCGTCCGAACGCCTGATGAACAGGATGTCCGTGTTCGTCTCCCAGTGGAGGTCCGTAACGATAGGGAGTCCATCGTACGTCAGGACACGGAAGCCTGCGGCAATCTCAGTCCTGTCCACAAACTGCTGCTGCGCCTGCAACAGAGCGTTAATCTTACGACGAACGGCCCTGCTGGTGACGATAAGGTCAACCTCACCGCGAGCGGTGTCGATTGCCTCGTCAATCTTGGCGAGCGACAGCGTTGCTGCGCCACCCGAGACGGTACCGGAACCGGTAGCGCCCCAGTTGGTCGAGTCATCGGTGTCAATCTGGTGAAGGATACCGGTGATGTCGTTCGATGAGCCCGTCGCGGTTGCGATGTCGGTGCTCAACTGCTCGATGAGGGCACGGGAGTGCGCCTCGACTTCGAGCGCAAGCGCGTTGTACAGGGAGCCTGCTGCGCGCTGCATAGGACCGGTGACCTCTCCACGGGTGTAGAGGTAGGCCACGGTCTTGCTGACCTTCTTGTAGGTGGACTGGGTAGCAGCCGGGAGGGCTCCACCGTCCACGCTCCAAGTAGCGGTCGGCAGGGCGTCACGCCTACGGATGAAGTAGGTGTTCGTAGCCCAAGGGATGCGGTTCACGACGTTCGCCAGAACCGGCTCCTTCGTTGCATAGTCGCGGATAGCGTTGTCAACGACCTCAGGGATGAGGTAGGAGCCCGTCGAAGCGAGGTCGAGAGCCTTACGAATGGTAATCTGGTCCATTAGTGGTTCCTTCTCCTAGCCGTAAGGCTAGATTACTTGCCGCCCGTGCGGGCAGCGAACGCCAGCCTCATCTTTTCAGATGGGCTTGCCTTGGAGAGGATTTCGGCCAACTCATCCTCAGCGGCCTTACGAGTCTCATCAGTGATGAGCCCCGGCAACTGGGTGGCTGGGCGAGCCTCAAGTTCAGCGATGCGCTCGTTTGCCTTCGCAAGCGCAGCAGCAAGAGCGTCGAGTTCAGACTTCGTAACCGTGTCAGCCGTCGCCTCAACGTCCTCAGTCTTCTCAACGGTATCTTCCTCTGCGGCAGAAGCCGACTTCTCGCTAGAGTCCTCAACCTCGACCGTCTCAGCCTCGATGACGCCGAGAGTGGTCAGGGTTTCCGTCATTGTTTCATACAGACCGCGCAGTTCAGCGGAGGTAGCCCCACTCAACTTACGTCCAGCCTTGGCAACTTCATCGGCAAGAGCCTTGTCCGAAGCAGACCAGCCCATGTAGCCAGACTCCGTGGAGTCTTCCTCAGTGCCAATCTCGGCAGTCTCCTGTGCGATGAACTGCTGTACTGCGGCGAGTGCGGTACGGAGCGGAGCCATATCGTCTTCCTCGCCAGACTCGCCGCCAAGGAGGGCGATGAGCGATGCCTCAATATATGCAGCCGAAGATGCATCCTGAGCGGCGTCACTTGCCTTCTCGACAGCGGCCTCAACCTCGACGGCCTCATCAGCCTTCTCGGTCGTGTCCTCAACGACTGCCTCGTCGTCGGACTTGGTAGCGTCCTCGACAGTTTCGTCAAGGAGGCCGTCAGTGGTTTCGTCGTCCACTAGGTTATCTCCTACCGGAGCGTCGGAGGACGCATCCTTGAGTGACTTGGCGAGGACAGTCCCGAAGGACGGATACCACGCCGGTCTTGTCGTGTTGCTGATTTCGTCAAGCACCACGTTCTTGTAGGTGAGCACGGACTTACCGACTTCGGTAACAAACTCCATCGCATAGTCAACAACGTGACCAGCGACAGACATGCCGTACTGCTTGCCCTTCTTCAACTTCTTGAACAAGAGCATGGATGCGGGGTTGTCCTCGTCCAACTTGACTTCGATGCCAAGGTGGAACTTCTCCGTCACCCAAGCCTTTGTGATTTCGCCAAGGTCACGCATAACGCCATCAGGCGCGTGCGCGTCACGGTAAACGAGGCGCATGTCCTCGTCGGCAGAGTTAATCTGCTCAGAGAACCTTTCGATGGCCTCTGGTGCCATGCGCTCGCCCTCGGTATCAACCTCGGGACCAGAAGCATAGCCGACGATGTAGTAACCGTCCTCACGCTTCTCAGCCTTGGCAATCGGGAATGTATACTTGAAGGCGTTGCTCATTCGTTACCCGTCGTTTTGGTCAGTCCCAGCCTGAGTGTCGGTTCCTGAGCCCGTGTTGTTCGGAGCCCCGGAGCCGCTTGGCTGTGCTGGGTTTGGACCTTGGTCGGCAGTAGGTGGCTGGTTTTCAGTACCCTGCCCGGTAATCGGCTGGCCCGAAGGACCAATCAATCTCTTGGCTACGTCGTCCAGCCACTCGACAGGGATTGCTCCCGCTGCGGTCTGAACGAAGTGAACATCGCCGCCCTTTGTCGGAGGCAACCCGAGTTCACCCTTGACTTGGTTGATGGACATAACGCCGAGACGCTCTGCCTCTGCATACAACTTCATCATGTCCAACTGGTCACGACGGCTTGCGTCGTTCTGACGGAACAGGATGTCTTCCCAACCGAACAACGTCAGGATGAGATGGTTGTTGATTTCTTCCTCGATAACCAACTGCAACGGCGCGATGTTTTCCTGACGGAAGGTGTTGTCCGCTTCCTTGGAAACACTGCGGTTGCTGTTCTCGTTAATGCCAATCTTGGACGGGTCAACGTCGAGTACCGAGAGGATTTCCTCGCGGTTGAACTTACGACCCTCAATGAACTGCATCTCGGCGCGGGTCGAAACAGACTTGCTGACTTCGATGTCGCCTTCGAGGATGATAGGCTTGTGTGCGTTCTCGGTACCGACGTAGTTCTGCTCCATCCACGTACGGTTGCGCTCAACCTCGTCGGGGGTGGAGTTCTTCATGTTGAAGATGACGCCAGTGTGAGCGGAGTTCTCAAAGAACCGCTCGTTGAACTTCATGGCGAACAGGTCTGAGGCAACTGTCAGTTCGAGCGATGACAGGAGCGACAGGCCACGGATGTCATTATCCGGGTCATCGAACTTGAAGTGGATGACCTGTTCGCGCTTGTACTCGATTGCGTTCTCGTTCTCAGTCAGCGGGCCAAAACGCCAGCCGGTGAGTTCGCCGCTCGAAGTCTTCTCGTCCATGAACTGCGGGTGCAGCCTGCGGGCGCTCAGCGGGTTCTTGGCCGTCGAACCGTCCTGAACGACGAGCCAGAATGCCTCACCGTAAATCAGAAGGTCGCGGTACGCCGAACGTAGCAACTGGCTACCGTTGGATGAACGGAAGAACTTGCGAAGCGCGTCTACGCGCTGTTCTGCGAGGTTCTCGTCAGCAACAGACGGGACGAAGCGGTAGCCGTTCGCCACGGCGACCTTTGCAATCTTCTCAACTGCGGCACGAACGGTCGGGTGCTGACGGTACATTTCGTAGTACGTCGCGTACCTCGCCTTACGGCCACGGTCAAAGTAGAGAGAGGACCCGTCCTTGGATACACCAAGGATGCCAAAGTTAGCAGTGAGCCTCGGAGTCGGCTGAGTAATCTGAGTACGCTCAACCACCGGAGAGGCAGCGCGTGTTCGAGTCGTTCTTCTACTTGCTGCCATTTTCATCCTTCAATGTAAAGGTCCATGTGCAGGACAGGCCCTTCGGGTCAGCGACCTTGACGCTCCATGAGTGCTTACTGAGCGTGAAGCCAGTAACATCGCCCGCCTCGACAGCCTTGCGCACACGGCGAAGTGCAATCTTCACGAACGGATTGAGTTCGGTCTTTGTTACAAGACGGTCTAGGTCGCGGGTGTCCATGTGGCTCTTAGTCCTCCGTTACCTTGGTAGCAGACCACTTGACGGTGCTGCCACACTTTCGGCACGGACCTTCTACAGAACCACGGATAATGCGATAGAGGTCGCGGTGCTTGATGGCGATGCGCTCTCCGCTCGCCTCAGCATAGCCGAACAACGTACCGCACGAGCACCTGACCGGCACAGGTCGGTTCTCGCTCATGGCTCTAGGCCCTCTCTTTTGATTAGCCCCCTACGAAGGAGATGCGCCCGGGGACGCGACCCTCACCGTAGAGTGCGAGCATCAGACTCCAAAAGTAGTCGTCTGCCTTGCCAGCGAACTTGTAGAAGTTAGTCTCTGTCTTCGTTCGCTTGATTTCGTGGATTTGACGGCGAAGGTCACCGATGTTAGGCCACGTGACCATGCCAGTTTGCATCGCGCCCTTGAAGGATGTTGCCCACTTCTCCTTCTTGGCGTTTGTGAAGACGACACCCTCGATGTTTACGCCCGGAAGGAGCCTCTTGGCGTCCTCAACGAACTTCTGGCCCACGCCAGTCTGGTCGATGGTCACGCGGTTCGCGCGAGTCGCCTTGATGAGGTTTTCAAGGTAAGTAAACTGCTCGTGGTACTCATCTTGAGTCGCACGAGTGAACAGAACAACCTTCCTGCCGTCATCGAAGTGCTCAACGACGGTGAAAACCGTCTGGTCGCGCTCCTTAGCAAGGTCAACACCGATGCTGATGAAGCCCTGAGACTCATAGTTCGGGTTCCACTCGCGCCAGACCGGAAGTTCTGAGTCGGTGCAGTTGACGATGAGGTCCCACGTGTAGTAGGCCGTTGCCTCGTCAGCGAACGTCGCTTCGTACTCTGTCTGGAAGCCAATAAGGTCGCCACCGAAGCCGTCGTAGATGACCTTCAACTTATCGGTGCCGTACTTGAGAACGCGGTCCTCAGAGCCCTCGATAAGGTGTGCCATCGCAAGCGACTCGTCGTACAGTTCAGGCTTGACCATTGCAGAGCACTCCCACCACGGCACTGCATGGCGGCTGTACTGAGGATACGCCTGCTCGTTGCTGGCGATATCGTAGAACAGACCGCTCTGGCCGAGCGGAGTGCTGATGATGGTTAGGCGACTATCGCCTCGCGTGATAGCGGGCATTGCTGCCCTGTACAACTTGACGGCATCACGAATGTGCGCAAACTCGTCAAAGTAGATGTCCTTGCGTCCACCACGAACAGCCGCCGATGCTGGCTGGCTGACGATGCTCGACGTGATTGGCGGGCGGTGGAACGAGATTTCGTCGGTTGCATTGGTCCACAGGACCGGCTTGAGCGCCGGTTCCGACTCCTTGAACTCGTCCGGAATGCTGTGATACAGGTTACCGGCAGTCGAAATCTTGTCCGATGCCTCCTTCTGGTTGATGGAGACAATGTTTGCCTTGTAGGCAGGATGCGTGCACGCCTTATGGACGACTTCCCCGGCCAGAACAGTCGAGAAGCCAATCTGGCGAGACTTGTTTACGAGCCGGAAGACACTACGGTCATTCAGGAAGCGGACTTGATACGGTTCGAGGCGGAATGGCGCTCCGTCCAGTTCCGTCAGAGTCTCCAACCACAGGGCCGGGTACTCGACCAACAAGGACGCCCAATCTTCCGCCGTCAAGGAGGTTTCGGTCTGCGACAATCTTGATAAGCGGCTGTTCGCCGTCCTTTCCGTCATCCTTGTTCTTCTCAACCTGATGACGAAGCGACAGGAGACTGTTCAGCACCTTTAGGCGCTCTGTAACATCACGACGGAAGACAACCTTGTTCTTAGTGGTAATCTCGCCGGTTTCCTCGTCAACGGTGATTTCTTCCTCACCGGCCATCTCTCCGATGAGCGCCGGGTGGAGGTTTCTACCGAGCAGAACGATGAGAATGTCGAGTTCCTTCTCAGTCGAGACGACATCGCCGCCCTTGACGACCCGCTTGAGGTACTCAAAGTGCTCAGGCGGGATTTGGCCCTCGAACGAAAGAAGCATCTGGTTGGCAAGTTCGGTCGGAACAAGCGACTTGGACTTGTTCTTCGAACCAGCAGGGCGTCCTCGACCGCGCTTCTCGCCTGAAAGGTTGCGAGTGCGGGAGACTGCTCCTGTTGCCTTACTGCCCTCGGTGTCGCGCATGGCTGTTCTGCTATTGGCGTGACGCGCCTCGGGGATGGATACTCCTGCCATTTGTTCTCCGGAAACAGCGAAGCCCCGCCTCCGCAGGGGAGACGAGGCTTCTCATTTAGTCGCCCTTTTGACCACTAGGCTAAGTGGTGAACGATGGGATTGCCTACCCACATGCGCGTGCAAAGTTGGTCAATAGCAGTGAACTAGTAACCACGCAACCCTACGTTAGCCTCCCGGCATGGTTTCGCCTCTGGCAAGGCTCCTGCACGTACCCCGTTTAGACGCAGCCCGCTCATCGCGTCGGCCACTGCCCACGTAGGACCCTTTGCAGTTATCTGCCACCGTAGTCCCGATATGTCCCCACTCTGCGGCAGAGACTATTCCGGCACGTTCCAGACCCCGCCGCTAAGCGAGGCCCTTATATAGTTCGAAGGAAGTGGGACGCTCGCCGTCCAGCAGATGTCACGGGGCTTTGTCATCGTCTCCCGTGCTACCCTCTTTGGCTGGGCTCCTAGGACTCGAACCTAGAGTCTAGTGCTTCAAAGGCACTTGCCTTACCGTTTGGCCAGAACCCAATGGTCGCCGTGGGTGGACTCGAACCACCGATGGAGGCTTATGAAACCCCTGCCTTGCCGCTTGGCTACACTGCGATTGGTGCTGCCAGTGGGCCTCGAACCCACGACCGGGAGTTTTTCAGGCTCCTACTCTACCGAACTGAGTTACAGCAGCATTGATGCGGAGTAGGAGAGTTCCCGCGATGCTCCGTTTCCAGACATCCCAGTCGCCGCGAACCCGAAAGTAGGGCGACCCCCTTGGGCATATCGTGTGGTTCGAGTTTCCTCACGACGTAGCCGTATCATTGAGACGGTTCGGTTTAACGTCCGGTTCCCCGCCAACGGACCAATATGGTTGGAGCCCCCACTCGGATTTGAACCGAGATACCCGCCTTACAAGAGCGGAGTCCTAGCCGTTGAACGACAAGGGCATTGGAGCGAATACCGGGCCTCGAACCCGGGACCTTCACCTTGGCAAGGTGACGCACTGCCGACTGTGCTACATTCGCATTGGCGCTCCCTACGGGACTCGAACCCGCTGTCTTCGGCGTGACAAGCCGACATTTCTACCCGCAAACTGGGGGAGCATGGTACCTACGGGTGGACTCGAACCACCAGCCTACTCCTTATCAGGGAGTTGCACGGACCATCGTGCTGCGTAGATATTGGAGAGTCGCCCCGGGCTCGAACCGGGAACCGGGAGGGTAAGAGGCTCCTGCACCACCATTGTGCTAGCGACCCATTTGGTACCGAAAGTGAGACTCGAACTCACACTATACGCGGTCTGAACGCGCTCCCTCTGCCATTTGGGGTACTCCGGTATTGGCACCGCTGAGAGGACTCGAACCCCCAACCTAAACGTTCGTAGCGTTTTGCACTAATCCATTGTGCTACAGCGGTATTGGTACTGCCCCCGGGACTCGAACCCGGACTGTACAGGCTCTCGACCTGTTCCCTCTGCCTATTGGGGTACGACAGTATTGGCTCTCATGCTAGGACTCGAACCTAGAACCTCACCGGTTAACAGCCGGTCATGCAACCATTACACCACACGAGAATGTTGGTCGGGCCTACGGGGGTCGAACCCGTATTGTCCTGATTGAAAGTCAGAAGTCCTAGTCCGTTAGACGAAGACCCGATTGGCTGGGAAACTAGGACTCGAACCTAGACTCTACACGTTCAGAGCGTGTTGCCTTACCATTTGGCCACTTCCCAATGTTGTCAGAGATTGACTGTAAGCCCCGTTCTGTGTCCCTGTGGTCCAGTCGGTCCGAAGACCTCCCACAACAGGTGACTGACATCCTTCTTGATTGTACGTTACCGCACAACTCCATTTCGAACACCCGACACCGTGGCGTTGCTCCCCAGTAGGTGTCTGTCTTTCTCCACGTTCAGATTGCCCGTTTCACTCCGGTTTCCCGGCATCGTCACTGTTGCTCTAATGCGCACCTTGCGGTGGAAGGCCGTTAGCCTCAACGCTGCAACTGGGAGCGGGGACTTTCCTCTCCGTAGAGCGTCAGTCCATCAATCTCTTGACGAGAGTGTAGCAGACAAGAAGGAACTTGTCAACTCTTTATTTGGTACCGACCGCGAGACTCGAACTCGCACTGTACAGGGTTTGAGCCTGCTCTCTCTGCCGATTGGAGTACGTCGGTATTGGTAGTCACTGTCAGGCTCGAACTGACGACCTCTTGCATGTCAAGCAAGTGCGCTAACCACTGCGCTAAGCGACTATTGGGGTGATTGCTGGGACTCGAACCCAGTTAACCGGGGTCACAACCCGGTGCCTCAACCTGTTTGGCTTCGACCACCATTGGCACCTTCGACAAGACTCGAACTTGCATACTCAGGGCTTAGAAGACCCCAGTTCATCCGTTGAACTACGAAGGTATGGTTGCGGGCCTCGGAGTCGAACCGAGTATCTCCGGGTTATGAGCCCGGTGACTTGCCGTTTGTCCTGTCCGCGATGGAGCGTCACACGAGACTCGAACTCGTAACAACAGTTTGGAAGACTGTTGTGTTGCCATTACACCAGTAACGCATGGTAGCCCCACGGGGTACTGACCCCCGGTTCCCACCTTGAGAGGGTGGTGTCCTGCCATTAGACGACAGGGCCATTGGAGCCAAGCGAGGGGCTCGAACCCTCTACCTCATCCTTACCAAGGATGTGCACATCCAGATGTGCTTGCAAGGCATTGGTCAGAGTGGAGGGACTCGAACCCCCGGCTACCGCGCCCCAAACGCGGTGTGTTGCCACTACACTACACTCTGATGGTACCCAAGGTAGGACTCGAACCTACGGTAAGTTGGATGTAAGCCAACCGTTTTCGCCGCTAAACTACTCGGGCATGGAGCCAACCCACGGACTCGAACCGTGAACCTACACTTTACGAAAGTGTTGCACTACCATTGTGCTAGGAAGGCATTGGTGGGGACGGTCAGATTTGAACTGACATAGCCAGAAGGCGACTGTTTTACAGACAGGTGATTTATACCCATTTACCATCGGCCCCATTGGTCAAGGCGGTAGGACTCGAACCTACGACCACTCGCATCCGAAGCGAGTGCGCTACCAACTGCGCTACACCCTGTTTGGCAGACCCCGGAGGACTCGAACCCCTGACTGAGCGTTTTGGAGACGCTTCCTGTCACCTGACAGGTTAGTACGTGGCCTATTGGTGGAGAAGCGGGGACTCGAACCCCGAACCTGATGCTTGCAAGGCAACTGCACTCCCATTGTGCTACAACCCCATTGCAGTGATGTATCGTATCACAACTCGACCGATGTCTGCAACCCCCTCGTTCAAGCGCGCTTCGGGTGTCCGACTGACCTACACGGTGGTAGACATTTAGTGGAGGTTACTGTCGGACTCGAACCGACGATGATGTGGGTTGCAACCACATGCCTTTCCTCTTGGCTAAGTAACCATTGGCGGAAACGTAGGGACTCGAACCCTAAACGCCTTACAGCGCGCCTGTTTAGCAAACAGGTTCCTCGACCATTCGGGTCGTTTCCATTGGCGGAAGTTGTAGGACTCGAACCCACACTGCCTTTCGGCAATCACGCTTTTCAAGAGCGATAAGCACGCCTATGCGAACTTCCATTGGCCTCTCGCACAGGACTCGAACCTGTGACCTTGACGTTAGGACCGTCCTGCACTGTCCACTGTGCTAGCGAGAGATTGGCGGATGCTAAGGGACTCGAACCCCTACTACCTTTCGGTAATCACCGCTTTCGAGGCGGTTTAGTGCTCCTATACGAGCATCCATTGGCGGAACCTAGAGGACTCGAACCTCTGTGACCTTGCAGTCTCATCGTTTCCAGCGATGCGCATTTACCATTCTGCCAAGGTTCCGTGAAGCCGGGGAGCCAAGACCCCCCGGCAGATTTCGTACTATATCACAATCCTATGCGGATTGCAACTTCTTCTTTCGAGGGCCGGGACCGATACCGTGACGAGCACGGTACTTGGTCATCGTGTGAGTCTGGCTCTTGCCGTCGAAGCCCTCGCCCCAACGGTAGTTACGCCCGACCTTGCGCCCCTTGTTCTTCTGCTTCTTGCCCTTCGGCTTCGGCAGGAGCACGTCCATGACAGTACCTCCTTTCCTAGGTATCTATCATGGGTTCCTCCTTTCCGGACGAAAAGTACAGTCCACTGAGATGTGTATGTCGGTAGACTAGCACGGATTACCGTGCCTGTCAACTGTTGTTTCTGCGGTCCCTTACCATGTGGCAGATGATGTAGTTGGAGACATCTGCTGCCATCATGAACGTCATGAGCAGTGCCCACATGACGAACCACTGGTCGGGCTGCAAGTTCGGATGCTGCGTGATGGTGCGCTCAAGGGCGACCGGCAGAATGAACGAGATGGAGGCGACAACGTTGGTGATGAGCGAGCGACGAACACTGCGTACCGGAACGTACTGGTTCAGCGCCGCGAGGTACCAACCCATCGAAATGCCTGAGAACATAGCCACGAGTCCTGAGATACCTACGAGGTCGATGATTTCGTTCATGCTAGACCTAAGCCTTCACCCCTGCGGCAATGAGGCGGCGAGAGAGGTCGAGGTTCTCGCGGGTGAGTTCGCGGACCTGACCTTCGAGGTCATCGACCTTTGCTTCGAGGCTTTCGTTCTTTGCCACCAACTTTTCGACTTGCTTCTCAAGGTCGGCAACGCGACTGGCCATTGTCTTGTTCATACCCTCAAGGACTCCTTGGTAAGCCTCTTGGGCGTCACTCAGACCAGACTTCCGATTGAAATAGTAGCCGATGCCCTGTACGATGCCTGCCGTGAGGACACCGAACATACCGACGATGATGGCTTCCATAGACTTCATCCTGCGCCACAACTTTCATATACGGCAGGAGTTACGTAAGGGGGCAGCCGCTTGTTCTGGCCTCCGGCCTGTATAAAGATTACGCGGGAGAAACGCAGATGCTTGTCACTGCCCCTATACTATTAGGCGAGTTGAAACGCGAAGTGGGACATCCACGCACGATACACGATTGGGAAACACGGGCCGGGACAGTAATACGGCCACTGCATTACCTTCTCGATGGCGACATCAATCCGGTCTGGATGCCTAACGTACCGCCCGTCTTCCAGCCTCAAGGTCTTCCGCGACATCGACAAATACCTCCGGGTAGAGTGAGTTCAGTTCAGCAAGGATTTGATTTGCGATGACTTGCATCTCGGGCTGCGCCGATGGGTGGCAGCGGAGACGGCAGAAGTGACGCCACTCACGAAGGTTCGCCTTCATGATGATGCGTGTTCTGGTCCCATTCGGTAGAACGTACCGGGACAGTTGGGACTTCACGCCGAGGGACTTCAACTTCTTGTAGGCGGTCAGGGCGTCCTCATACGCATGTTGCAGGATGAGAGCCTCTGTCTTGCTCAACTCCGGTGGGATGAAGAACAGGTCGTTGGGGTCCTCGTCATCGTACTTGACGTACCTCTGCGACTCCTGCTGGTATGACGCGATGCGGTGGCGCACGAGTTCATGTGTCACCACGCGGGAGCAAGTAATCTCGAACGTGGCATCCGCCATCTCAATCATCGACTCATGACCGGACTTCACCCAACGCTGGATGATGTCGGGGTCGCCCATCTTGGCGAGCGAGTTGGGGCCGTAATCGACGCGACCGGCGTACTCGATAATGTCTGTGGGCTCAGCAAAGCCCTCAAGTGGTTGGGTCAGCGCAATGAGCCTGACCGTGGGCTGGAACAAACGAACCTCCTGTCCCGCTCAGTGGATGAACAGCCAGACCAGCAGCCCGAACGGTCCAAGGACCATAATCAGGAGCAGGGGCCAGACCACGTATCTTACCACACCGAACACGATGTTGGCAAAGAGGGCGAGCGAGAACAGGAGGTTGTTCATTGTGTTACCTCAAACGGCGGCTTGTCAGGAAGTACCCGAACGCGAACGCAATCGGCAGGGCGAACAGCATGAACAGAAAGTAGTTCACCTTGTTGGGGCTACTCTCCGCTGTCTGCTCTGTGTCTGTCGGCGGCGGTGTCAAGTTCGGAGTGGATGACGGCGAGGACGTGAAAGACGGGCTCGGCTCCACAGTGGGCGAGGGGCTCGCTGTGGGAGTGCTCGTAGGTTCCGCCGAAGGTGTTGGTGTGGCTGTGGGCCCTACCGATGGGGTAGGGCTCGATGTGGACGTGGGTGTGGAGGTAGGGGTTGGGGATGGCTCATCTCCCTTGCATGCGCCGAGATAGTCCTGTTCGTGACCAGCACGAGGGGTGCCATTCTCGTAGAAATGACCGGCCTCGCCGTAGACGGCAGGCCATGCCAGTTCAAGCGTGACGTACTTGGTTGTTCCGTCGAGCCCTGCGGCATGGCAGATGACAACCTTATCCTGACCGGCGAGAACCGGCAATGAAAGAGCGAGCAGCAGGATGACTGCCGCGAGGCCCCCGAGAACCTTCTTCACTATGACTCCTTTACTTCGTAGAGGAAGACCATAGGCGAGCCACAGTTGTCGCACTTAGGATGGCGCTTCCACTTGCGGACAGTATATGCCTTGGCGAAGTAGGTGCCAACCTTCTTACCCGGAAAGTGGCGCGTGCAGGCACCGCCACACTTGGCGAAGATGGTCGGGTCATCGAAGTCCAACTTGATTGGCTGAGTCATAGTGCTTGCTCCTACTTGTGGGAGGATACGAACTTGTTGACGTAATCGAGGTCACGAGCCCCGGAGAACCGGGCGACCTCGAAGCCGTCCTTGGCGAGGATGACGGTCGGGACTGACATGACACCGTAGAGGTTCACCATCTCAGTGTTGTAGTCAACGTCAACCTTGGTGACGGGCGGCTCCGTGACCTGTTCCATGACCGGCCCGAAGGACCGGCACGGAACGCACCACTTGGCTGTGAAATAGAGAAGTTCCATGTTCTTGTTCCTTAGCACGCGGAGTATCCGCAAAGGGCGCACTTGGAGCAGCCCTCCTGATATGAGAGTGACGCATTGTGGCACTCGGGGCAGATGTCGAAACGACCGCCGCCGCGAGGCTCACTCGACTTCAAGACACCCTCGAACTCAAAGTCTCCGTCAGGGTTCGAAACAGTGAGTTGGACCTTCGGTTCATCAGCCACCTTGGCAAAGGCTCGCTTGTTCTCCACCGTGAGGGCTGTGGAGATAGCATGCGGGATAGAGCGGTTGAACTGAGAGGTTCCTCCGACTCCATCCAACTGATTTGCGACTCCACCGATGGTTGCTCCCTTGCGGAGCGCGAGCGAAGCAAGTCGGCCAAGGGCCTCAGCCATTGCTGCGACCTCTGAGCCTGCCTTCCCAACGTTGAAAAAGACCTCGACAGGTCTGCCAGTGTCAGCGTCTCGATTGACGGTGACGTAGGCACTTCCGGCTCTGGTTGCGACCTTCTGCGTGGTTCCCGAGAGTACGTCGGGGCGGTCGAACTCGATGAGGTCAGGTCCAAGGTCTGCGATAGTGGAGAGTAGGTACTCATTCTCTGCTCGCAGTCGAGCCAGTTCATGTACGGACTCGTCTGGTTCAGCGTTTGCGGCTGGTACGGCATCCGGGTCCTCCTTGTACAGAACTTGCTCACGACCGTTGCCGTCACGGAAGTAGGCGAGGCCCTTCAACCCGGACTTGTAGGCAAGCGTGTACGCGCGCTCGACATCCTCGATGGTGTGCTCGTTCGGGGCATTGATGGTCTTACTGACGGACGAGTCAACGTACCTCTGGACCGCCGCCTGCATGGCGATGTGTTCCTCGACGGTCACACCAGCAGACGTGACGTAGTAACTCGGAACGCCGACGCCCTTGTGCTCTGCCTCCCACTCGGCAAGGATTGGCGCGTACACCTTATGGGTGCCCGTGCGGTCCTTTCTTGTGTACTCGAACGCGAAGTAGGGCTCGATACCGGAGTTGACGCCAGCGAGGATGCTGGTGCTTCCGGTCGGGGCCTGCGTAAGCAGGAACATGTTGCGCAGACCGTACTTCCTGATTTGGGTACCCAGCGGGGTTCCCATGTAGTCAGCGAAGTATGGGCGCTTGTAGGTGCTCTTGAGGTCCCACGCCGGGGCCTTGCCCTTCTGCTGCGCAAGGTCGCACGAGCGACGGATGGCGGCAGTGCGCATCGTTCCGAACACACGGTCGGTGAACTCGATTGCCTCGTCAGAGCCATAGCGAAGTCCGAGCCTGATGAGGGCATCGGCCAGACCCATCACTCCCAGTCCGATACGACGCAAGTCCTTCTGGACAGCCTCATTCTCGGGCAGGAAGTAGTAGTTCTGGTCCACGACGTTATCGAGGAACACGACAGAAGTCTCAACGTCCTTGATGAAGCCAGCCCAGTCGAACTCGGCACCGGTCTTCATCGTGTACGTCTTCTTGTCCCTGATGTAGGCATTGAGATTGATGCTGCCAAGGTTGCAGACAGAGTACGGGCCAAGACCCTGCTCACCGCACGGGTTGACGCAGATGATGCGCTCAGTGCCCTTGGCTGTGGACAGGTCATTGTAGCGGTCAAGGAAGACAATCCCGGGCTCGCCGTTGTCCCATGCCGCCTCAGCAATCTTGCGCCACAGTTGGCGAGCGGCAATCTCGCCGTGCTCGATAACGGGATAGCCCTTCTCGGCCCATCCACGGAGGTCGCCGTCCCATTCGGTGTTGTATGCCGGGTGCGACGTGTCGGGAAAGCCAAACACCCAAACGGTGTCGTGCTCGACGGCATCCATCAGCGCATCCGATACGGCAACACTGACGTTGGCACCGGTAATCTTGTTGTGGTCACGCTTGGCATTGATGAACTCAAGCACGTCGGGGTGCCAGTCATCGAGCATGAACATTGCTGCCCCACGACGGGAGCCGCCCTGCGTGACGGTCTGGACGGCGTGAGACGCAACATCCATCCAACTGACCGGTCCGGATGTCGTGCCGTTGACCCTCGACAGGTGTGTACCCTTCGGGCGAAGCACGGACCAGTTGATGCCGACACCACCGCCACGGGACATGATATCGACCATGACGGAAATCGTGTCGAGGATGGCCTCACGGGAGTCGGAGCCCGGGTCAGGCAGCGGCGACCAGCCAAGGTCGGTCCCCCAACTCAGGGACGTGGCGCGGTTCTCACGACGGGCCTTCGTCTCGATGGGGATGACATAGCAGTTGTAGTAGGTGACTTCCGTGTTGGTGCCAGCACCAGCAAGGATGCGACCACCGGGGACGAACTTGAAGTCCTGCAAGATGCGCCTGAACTCACGACGCTCATCGTCGGTCGTGCCGATGCTGTGGGCCACACGGTCCCACATTTCCTCTGGCGTGCCCTCTACGGGGATACCGTCAGTATCCTTGAGGGCATAGCGGTCGAGGAAGACCTTGGTTCGCTGTTCGTTGAGTTCTGTCACTTGCCCTTCGCCTTTCGCTGCGCTGCAATCTTGCGCTTGTACGTCAACTTCTTCGAGCGAGTCCAAGCGTCTGCATCGGCCCTATGACCGACACGTGGGTTCTCTGGAACGAGGAAGACGGGCATGGTGATGCCCAAGTCCTGTCCCTGCTTACGAGGCGGGGCGACTTCCTCGACAATGGGTTCTTCTACCATGACTCATCCTCAGTAGGGATAGAAAGACGCCGGATGAAGTGGTGGTACATGTCCCTCACCAATCCGGGGTCGTTGGGATACATCCGGGCGAATGCATCTTCGATGCGGCCAGCGGAAGTCTGGAACCTGATTTCCTCGTCAGGCGGCACGACCTGTGTGCGCGTGACGATGGGGGTGTACCAGCCGTTTTCGTCTGGCTCTCCCCACTCGAACGAGAGTCGGTCGCCGTCTTCGGTGCGGGTGCCGAACAGTTCAAGTGCATCCTCGGCAACAAGGATGAGCCTTGTTCCGGGCGGGGGTGTGGGCACTCTGGTACCTCATCTAGTGGACTCTTAGAAGCGTTGCTCATCATAGCATACGGACCAGCCCTGCCGCAACTTGAACCGCGCGGCCAGTCCGTTATTAGTGCTACTTATAGCACTATCTATATAAGTAGTGTTCCTCCGGTCTTACAGGTGGAGTATACAGGTGTTGATAGTGGGGTTGCAACAGTAATATCAAGTGTTCTCTAGGTAATCTTAGACTTCATAGACTTGACAGTAAGTGTATGTAATGTGTAGTCCTGAGTGCTAGTAACGTGCTCGTCAGCGGTAGCGAGAAAATAACTGGATAACAGGTCCAGACCGGTTACTTTCAAAGTGGCTTGTATTTCCTAAAGACGCTAGGAGACGAGAACGTATGTTCTAATGGAGCCGTGAGAAGGGGCCTAATAGAACATATGTTCTGTTCCGTGCATGCTGCTAACACACGCTAGCAGCATTAGAACGTATGTTCTAAACGCGCCTACCCTCGTACCCTCGCGCAATGTTTAGAACGTATGTTCTATCCGAATGTGCGACACTCGCGCGGATTGTAGTCTTTGCAAGTTTATACACTCACACGCATACCTATACACCCACACACTCCGGGTAAACACACACTGTCACAGTACGCATTGCGCACAACCGCCTAGAACGGCCCGTCACGGCCCGCTATCGGGCAGGGTAGGGTATCGGTCGGCTCGGTCGGGAAACGGGCCGCTATGGCGGTTTGAACGTAAACCGGTCGGGTACTTATGCATAGCCGGGTATCCTCCCCGGTCGGGTATGCGGCCCGCACGGGTACGGCTCGGGAGGGTTGGAACATATGTTCTAAACCCGTTCCCGCGTATAGGATGCTCGCGCGTACGGGCCGGTCGGGCAGGGTTCGGGCAGGGTAGAAAGGTTGCGGGAAGGTTACGGTTTGGTTACAACCGCGTTTTTAGAACATATGTTCTATTGACATCGGGCAGGGTAGGGATTACGGTTCCCGCAGGAACCGGCCAAACGAGCCGGGCAGGGTACCGAACGGGAGACGCTACGATGGGTCGGAACGGTATCGCAAGCGTGACGGTCGAGCGGCAGACGGGTATGGATGTCGGGTGCAAGCGCGACGCGCTGGCCACGGTCGAGGGTAACCTCCCGCGCATCGGTCGCGGACTCTGCCGAACCGCGTACGCGGACTCGCGCAAGCGGTTTGTGTACAAGATTGACAATCCCGGGTACGAGGGTTCGAACCGGGCAGAGTACGAGGCTTTCACGTCGGGCACGCTCCGCGATATGGGGCTCGGGCAGTACGGTTCCCCGGTCGCGCTGTTCACGGTCGAGACGGCAGACGGCCCGGTCGAGGTTCTCGCAATGCCGTTCCGGGCAGAGTCGAGCGCAAGCGCAAGCGCGGCAGAGTACGAGCGGGCACGGTCGCGCGGGATGTTCCGGCTCCCCGACATGCACGACGGAAACTACCGCGTCACGGCAAACGGTCGCATCAAGATTACCGACCTCGGGTTTGGCGTGAGCGGTCGAGTCTGGTAGCACACACACAAACGACCGGCTCGGGTTCGCCCGGGCCGGTTTTTGTTTGCCCGCGATTAGAACATATGTTCTAAACCGTTCGGCTCGGGCAGGGGTTCGAACGGGCAGGGTACCGATTAGAACATATGTTCTATTCCGACCGCCTAGGATGCCCGCTAGGCTCGGGATTGTGGCCGGGTAGGGTTCGGGTATCGGTTCGGGATTGTCGGCCCGCTACGGGCATTCTAGGCCGGTTTCCGGGCACGCTACGCGCCTAGGTTCGGGCAGGGTTTCCGGGTACCGGTCGAGCAGGGTTTCCGGGCCGGTTCGAACCGATTAGAACATATGTTCTAAACCGGTCGAGAAGCGCAACCGGTCGAGCCGGTCGAGCACGATTAGAACATATGTTCTAAAGCGCGAACATACGTTCTAAACCGGGCCGGTTCACGCTCGGGCATGCTCGAATAGAACATATGTTCTAATCCCCTACCCTCGCATGCGCGCGTAGCGCGAGCACCATCCCGCGTACGAATGACCGCAACCTTTTCGCAACCTTTTCGTAACCGAACCGCAACCTTCAATGTATTGACATCCCCTGTAGCGGTGCTAATGTAATGGCACAACCGAATACGCCGAACGACCCGGAGGGCGCCGGGGCCGTGACAATCGCTGACGGAGGGTAATCCTCCCGACCGGGAACCACGTACAGGCTTATTCGCTTACATAGGCTCGGGTCCGCGAGCCGAACGACGAACGACGATAGCGGCATCCAAGAGGGTACGCGCCGGGTTGGCAACCGGTAGCGAACACGCCGGTACCGTTCCCCGCGCTAGAGTGCTAGTCAACCGGATTACCCGGTGACCGGCCCGACAAAGGTAGCGCGAACGAACGGCAAACGGAAAAGCGGAGGATGGAAAAACGGAACGATAGTACCCTCCGGGTACGCGGGCCGTATGAGTCAACGAACGAACACACACTAAACACAAAAAACACAAACCGGCTCGGATGCGTTATGCTCCGGGCCGGTTGAGTATCACCCGAAGGGGATTGCACAATGGATTACGCTGCTAACATCCGAACGGTTCTCGACCGCGCGACGGTTGAGGACATCATGCTAGGTACAGACTGGTACCGAACGGCTCACGCTACGGCTGAGCGGTTCGCTCGTGAGTACGGCGTGAGTGCCGACACTGCGGCCCGCGTTATCGCGGTTCTCTCCCCGCGCAAGCGGTGGGCTGAGAATGTCGCGGCTGCGGAAACCATCATGCGCGCTTATGCATCCGGCTCCCCGGTTTGGGCGGTCGCGGGCATGTTCGGCGCGAATGTTCGCAAGGCTAACCTCATCATGGGCGGCAATCCGGACGCGCTGAGCGGCCCGAAGGTCACCCGCTTTTACCAGAACATCATGGGCATTGACCACGAGGTCACGGTTGACGTTTGGGCGGCTCGCGCTGCATCCGAGGGTACAATCGAGGCTCCGACCATTGTCCAGTACCGCGAGATTGCGGATGCGTACCGGACGGTCGCGCACGAGCAGGGCATCCCCGCTAGCGCGCTACAGGCTATCGTCTGGACCGTCATTCGCGGAAAGGCTCACTGAACCATCATGCCGTGGGTTTGTAGACTCTGCCGCCTAGTCAACTGGCCGGTTCGGATGGATGGCACCATCCGGACTCACTGCCATAAGTGCCATCATCCGAAGGGCTGAGCATCCATGCATACGAGGCACGCGCTCGACCGCGCTACGTCACGGTTGGGCATCATCCTCGACCCGGAAACAATCGAGAGCATCATCACCCGTGCGGACGGCTACGCTCGCACGTGCAAGCGCGACACTGCGGTTCGCATCATGCGTACCGGGATGGTCGGGCATGCGTGGTCCGAACACTCGAACGGCGATACCATCGTCGCTATCATCCGTGGCGGAACCGTGGTAACATTCATGTTCCGGCGCGCTACGCAACCGTTCACCCCGGCCAACCTTCAAGTGCAAGAGGTCATCGACGCAGCATGAAGTGCAAGACTTGCGGGACCGCGCTTACGCCGTGGTCATCCGGTGATTGCGGACGGCATCCCGCTCCGCGTCCCGTGCGCATCGTGACTCACTCCCCGTGGGTCAAGCGTGCGCTGACATCCAACCTCCCGGCAACCGACCGGACCGGAAACATCATTACCGTGAAAGGGTAATCAATCATGATGGCACTCGCTTACGTCACCAAGAAGGCCGCGAAGGATGCGCTCAAGGTTCGAGGCACGCTCGGACCCGAGGACATCATCGAAACATCGTTCTTCGGCTCCGAGTACCGCGACGGCACGCATGGCGTGGTCGTCTCGACCCGGCCCGACCGCATCCGCAACTCGTTTGCGTCAATCGTCATCCGCGAGGGTCGCATCGTCAGCATCAAGTGACAGTCAACCTGTCACAACCGACCATCATAGTTAGGAGCATCATGTACGTAAGCGACTTCCCCATCATGTCTGACCCCGAGGTCAGGCATATGCGGTTTGACCGTCTGGTCAGCCTCATGTCCACCTTCGGCTACACCTTCACGCGCAGCATGTTTGACTGCGGCGATACCGTCCGGGTCAAGGGTCCGGGCATCCGTGCCTACATCAACGACAATGCAACCTCCGAGTGCGGCGATGATTGGACATCCGCTGGACTCATGTTCGCAATCCTCGACCGCGAGGGACTCGTGCCCGAGGTCGTGTTTGAGTCCATCGTCACCCCGGAGTATTGAACATGAAGTGTCAACGAACCGGCTGCGGGCATGACCGCACCGAACATGACCCGTCATTCATCGGGCCGTGCAACGTCAAGAACCCGGACGGCACGCATTGTGTGTGCTACATGTTCCTCGAACCCGAGTGGTGCCTATTCTGCGGGTCCGATGACTGCATCCATGCATCCAATCACAACCGCGCGATTGCGGGCTGGTACCAGTGGCGCAACGCAAACATCCCGGGAGGGGAATAATGTCTCACGTCTGCAACTTTCGCAGTGCATGGCCCATCGGTCATCCGCTCCCCGAGGTCAACCCCGACCGGCTGCAAGGCCCCGAGGTTGGCGAGATTGTTTCGTACAAGAACGGCGAGCGCATCGTTGAAGTGCTCGAACGCTCGTACGTCTGGTCCCCGGGTGAGTGCCGCCACAAGGGCGGTAATCGTCTCTACAATGCGAAGGTCGTACGCGACATCAATCAGCCGTCATGGCGGGTTGTCGTGAATGACTCCGACCTGTCACCAGTGAGGGAGTAACAATGGACCTTGAGCAGGCCGTCAAGCGACTCCGCGAGGAAGTCGAGTCCGGGTGTGCATCACCTGAGGACATCACGTTCTGGCAAAGTGAGGTCATCCGCCTCGCTCAGGAGGTCAAGCCGACCCCTAAGCACAAGTCATCCGGTGGATACGGCCCCCATGATTGGGATTGCCCCGCATGCAAGGCCGAGTCTGAGCGCCGGTCCGAGTACCGCAAGAACAACAACCCGCATCGTCCCGGCACGAAGGCCGCTGCGAAGTGGGACCGTGACCGGGCATCTGTCGATTGGGCGATGGACATGCGCGGAGAAACCTACTGGTGCATGTAATGGCCACCCTCATCATCAACCGCGATGAAAGCATCTGCGGTGACTGCAAGGGCGGGGCTGACCCGACCGAAACATTCCACTTCACCCGGCTGGGGTTCCCGTCCGGGCTGGGATGCCGTGCCACCTTCACGGAGACGGCTACCCATTCGTTCCTGACGCCCACCTTTACCGAGGGCGTCCGCAATCTCAGGCCCGACCTTCCGTTTATCGGCTACGTCGGGACTGACGCCCGCCCCGCGAGGGTTTGAGGGTGGGGCTGGAAGGTTGACAGCCCGAAACAAACAGTGATACAATCGCACCCACACCAACAGACAGGGAGACACTTCCGTGACCTTCAACAACCGTCTCAACGACACGCTTGAGACTCACGTCCCGCAGGACTGCACGTGCGAAACGTGCAAGTTGGCCCGCTTCGAGGGCTCGGCCATCCGTGGGGCGGTCGTCCATAACTATTCCTACCGTCCGCGCCTCTGGAAGATGAACAAGGTCGCAAACGACCCCTTCGATTACTTCCTTGGCGTCGAACTGGAAACCGACAACTACAAGTTGGATGAGAACGGGCTCCGTGTCCGCTCCCGGTTCACCAACGAGCAGGCTGCCGACATGCGCCGCCCCAAGATGTTCTGGATGGCCAAGCATGACGGGTCCGTGTCCGGTCCGGAGTTTGTCAGCCACCCGGCTACCCTCTCCTACTGGCACAGCAAGCGGCGTGAACTGGCCGACATGTTCCAGATGCTCGTGCATGCGGGTTTCCGCTCGCATGACAACGACAAGGCTGGCATGCATGTCAACATCAGCAAGAATGCCTTTGAGAACGGGCGTCACCTGTACCGGTTCCTGACCCTCATCCACACGAGCCCCGTCTGGTCGCTCAAGATGAGCCAGCGCACCGAAACTTCCGCTCGCCAGTGGGCTAGCCTCGACCACCTTGCCGACGACACCCGTCGCCAGCAGGAGGTTGACCGCATCATGCCTGAGAGCGGTGTGGCCTCTTGGTACAGCGGTTCGAGCCAGCGTTATCAGGCCCTCAACTGCCCGTCCGGGCAGATGCGGTTCGAGTTCCGGCTGCCGCGTGGCACGCTGCGCCTCGACCGGTTCTTCAAGAACCTTGAGTGGACCGTGGCCATGATTGAGTACACCCGTACCAATCGGTCGGTTGCGGCTGCCAAGCCTGTCGCGTTCATGCGCTGGGTCATGAAGGCCGAGAACCGGCGCACGTACCCGAACCTCGCTGCCTACCTTGTCGAGCGGTTCGACAATCTCATCATCGTCGCGGACGACATCGTTCTCCCGACCGTGGTGAGCGTCGAGCCCGCCCCGACCGGTGAGGCTACCCGCCGCACGACCCCGGTCGTGACGACGGACGAGGCCGGTGTCCGCATCTCGCCTCGAACGGGACGCCCCGTGCGCCAGTACAACCGGCGCGAGGGTGCCAACCGTCCGGGTCGCCCGACCGGGTACAGCCCTCGCCGTGCCCGGACGGACAGCCCGTTCACCGCTACGTTCGACCTTAGCGAAATCCTCCGCAGCATCTCCTAATCCGGAAAGGGAAACAGAAACAATGTGCATCATCATCCACCGCGAGCAGGGGAGCAACGTCCCCAACGACGTGCTCAACTACAACCGGACCAAGAACCCGGATGGCTTCGGCATCTCGTGGCGAGAGAATGGCATCGTGCACGTGGAGAAGTTTTCTCCGAAGGAGTATGACGCCTTCCATGACCTTCTCAAGCGCATCGACCGACAGCCTAACATTGAGTACGTTGCTCACTATCGGCTGGCGACCCACGGTGCGCCGTGCAAGGAACTGAGCCATCCATTCATCTACACTGACCCGACCGTGGGTGAGGTTCACATCTTCCACAATGGCATCATCCGCATCCCGACCGAGAAGGGCGAGAGCGACACGAGCCAGTTTGTGAAGGACGTTCTCACCCAACTTCCGACCCTCTGGTGGAAGAACCCGGCACTTGTTTACCTTGTCGAGCAGGCCATCGGCTACTCTCGGCTGGTCGTCATGACGAAGGACGAGACTGTGCGCCTTGATGGTGGCAAGTCTTGGACCAAGAAGGGCGGCATCTGGTACTCGACTGAGCCGGGTCCGATGGGCGGCAGCAAGTGGACGCCGAACGGCGGAACCAAGTACATCCCGTCATCGGGCAAGGGTGGGAACATCGTTCCGTACACCCCGCCCGCTGCGTGGACCAAGCCCGAAGTTTCCTCGACCGACTCCCGGTTCGAGGACACCGAAGACGAGGATACCGGTGACGATGTTGCCGGTTGGTACCACGAGGGCCATTGGGTCGAGTCCCTCATCGACATCGAAGACGGTGACGACGACATCACCGGAGCGGCTGTGTGCACGGAATGCAACACGGTCGGAGAGTTCTACATCATCAGCGGAACCACGTTCATCGACGTGCCCCACCAGCACGCCAGCGATGACGAGGATGACGAGGATGACGAGGACTCGCTTCTCTCGGCAACCGACCGTGCCACAATGCACGTTGTCTACTCCCACTGAAAGGGGAAACAATGTTCGGGTTCATCAAGCGCCTGTTCGGCTCCAAGGAAATCGAGGACCCGAACGACATCGGCACAGGGACGGAGGACTTGTACCTCCTGTCCCTTGCTGACATCATCGACCGCCTCGGCATTGTGGATGACGAGGACGACACGGCTAACTTCTACATCACTGAGGGTCTGGAAGACCACGGAGGCGAAGGCTGATGACACTTGCACAGAAGTTGCATCCATCTCGGTTCACGGCCATGTCCCCCCGGATGGCGGCTATCGTGGCCTACATCCTAGGGGAGGCTTGGACTGAGCCGACTATCGGTGGCCTGTCCATCACCAGCGATGGGTTCCTCATCGCTGACGGCAATCTCATCGGTGACGTTGCCTCCCTCGACCATAACATTCTGATGCTGTTCGCAGTCACGGACCTCGATGACTCTGAGCGTGCGTCGTTCATGCGCCAGTACCGGGCCAAGGTTCAGGATTGGAGAAGGTAATGTACAAGACACCACACAAGTTTGTCGCTCGCATCAACCCGAACCCGGAAGGCGACACGACCGAGTATGACGCCTATGCTCGACTGGCCAATGCTCTCGACGCTATCGAAACATATGGCTTCGAGGAATACCAAGTCGGCTCGCTTCTCTGCGTCTTCTATCGTGGCTCCTACTGGGTGACCACATACTACTGGATGACCAGCAAGCGAGAGGCGCAGTTCGACGCTGCCCGCAACGGCTTCCCGTTCATCACGGACGAGAACGACCGGGGCATCAAGGTCGGGTTGCTGGCACGGCTCTACCGTGCTATCATTGCCTAACTAACATCACTTCCCTACTTGACAGACTCACGGAGTCGAGGTAACCTAATCGTATGACAACTCTCTGGTCAGGGTCAGTACCGGTTGACGCTACTGACATCATCGACGCCCGCGTTGAGCGCATCGCTCGTCGCGCCCTGCGTCATGGCTTCCCCGCTCCGACCGCCGTCTATGGCGACCGTATGAGCATCCCCAATGACGACGGCATCACGTCCGTCGAGTGGATTGGCCTTGCCATCGAGGCCAGCGGCACGCTTCGGCTCGGTGACTACGAGTTCGTGGGCACCATCTCCGCTCTTGGCGACGGCTCGCCGTTCATCACGTACGCACCGGGCGTCGAGCGCACCGATTACGTGCCCGACAAGGTGAACTACTGCGACCACTGCCGAACGCTGCGTGACCGCAACGACACCTACATTGTCCGCATCCCGGGTGACGCTGCGTTGTTTCAGGTCGGCTCGTCCTGCATCAAGGACTACACCGGCCATTCGCCTGCGGCCATCGTCAACTGGCTGAATGCTGTCAACGACCTTTCGTTCAGCGACGAGGAAATCGGTGGTTGGGGCAGGAGTGCTACGCGCTTCTATGACCCTGAGGCCATCATCACCATCGCCTCACGGCTTGTCGCCAAGGGCGGGTATGTCTCGAAGCAGAAGGCCGAGGACGAGGACAAGGCTGCAACCGCCGAACTCGTGCGTGCGTGGCTCTCTGCCCGGGGCAAGGAACTTGCCGAGTTCGAGCGCGATTACCCCGAGGACCCCGAGAGTGTGGCCCTGTTCATGAATACCATGCAGGCCATCGAGAACCCCACCGGCAACAGCGATTGGATGAACGACATCGTTCGCCTCGCCGCTGCTCCCGGTGTCCAGTGGCGTCATGTCGGCATCCTTGGTAGCGCGGTCATCCTTGGCCTGCGCCAGCAGGAGCGTGCCGCTGTCGAGGACCGCCCTGAGTCCACCTTCGTCGGTGAGGTTGGCCAGCGTCTTACTTTCACCGATGTCACCGTCACCCTCAAGCGTGGCTACGAAAACGCTTACGGTTTCGGATACGTTCTCCGGATGAGCGTGGACAACCACGACCTTCTCTGGTTCACGTCTTCGACCACCCGGGGCATCGAGGGCCTGAGCGAGGGCGACACTATCAATCTCGTGGCGACCGTCAAGGGCCACGAAATCGACAATCGCAGTCACCGCCCGACCACGGTTCTGACTCGCGGCAGCATCAAGGAGTAACAATGGAAGTCACTTTCTCGCTCAACAAGGAAACCCTCGAAGCCCTGCTCGATGCGTTCAACCGCGACCTTGCCGTTTATCAGGGCGTGGTCAAGGACATCAAGGCGAACATCGCCCGCATCGAGTCGGCCCTGTCCCCGGTCAAGCGCACTCAGGTTCCGTCAGAGCACGATTACTTGAAGGCGTACACGGTCACTCGCACCGACGTGGGCGACGGCACTGCCTCTCGCTACGTCTACGAGTGCTCGTGCCCGTCCTTCCAGTACGAGCGCGGGCTGGATGCCGATGGCCACTGCAAGCACATCCGTCAGGCTCGTGGCGGAACCTCCGTCTGGCGGTAAGTCATGCCCGGTATTCACGTCAAGGAAGCGCCCGGTTTCAGCGGATGGACTCGCCTTCGGGAGGGGTCCTACAAGACAATGAACCCGGACGACATCGCGGAGTGTGCCGCTGCCCTCGCTGCCGACATTGAGGCATGCGGGTGCGTCGGCACCACGCCTGTGCGTCATGCGACCACCAGCACGCATGGCGACAGCCCGGTGTCCAAGGCTTCGGCACACACGTATCAGTGCCGTTCCGGTTCTCGCTGGTTCAATCCGCAGACGCGGAAGATGGAGGGTCGTGCTCACTGCACTTGCGACTATTGTTTCTAACATTGGTCGCTGGCTCAATGCTAAACTCGGTATAATCGAGACGGACCCCGAGAAGAACGCCTACTACGACTGGGCAGACCAGTCGCTAGACGGACTCACGGACCTCTCGTTCGATGAATGGAGAAAGAAGAATGGTTGAGACTGGCCCCGCCTTCGTGAACTATGGCGGGTACACGCTCGAACAGGGGCTCGCCTCTGTCGGTGCGGGGTGGTCAGGCATGGTCGAGATGGCCTTTGCCATGAAGCCCGAGAACGTCAAGATTGTCCAAGTCAAGGAAAAGTTTGGCGGTCTTCGCATCTATACGTCGCCCTACGTGCCCGAGTACGAGCGTTTCCTGAGCCTGCTTACAAGGCTGGCCTCTGTCACGTGCGAGTGGTGCGGCCAGAGGGGCTCGATGGACCAGCGATACGGCTGGCTGCTCACCCTCTGCGAGCAGTGCAAGCGCAAGCGTAAGCGTGACAAGGACAAGGCAGGAGTCGGGACTGTCGCCCGGGTTCCGGTTAGGTTTGGAGGGTAGGTTGTATGTCTGAGACGGCTAACTGGGTATCGGTTAGCCGTTTTCGCAGAAAAGGGGTAGGGTACCTATGGTGAGTCGGGTCAGGCGGGCTGCGATTGAGCACCTGTCGGATATGAGAAAGAAGTTTGGGATTACACCGCAGCAGTATGTCAAGGTGTACGCACCGAAGGTGTGTGCCATCTGCGGTAGCCCTGACTCGGTTGTGTCTGGCAAGTTGCAGCGGCTTGTGATTGACCACGACCACAAGAAGGAAGGCCCCGAGTCTATCCGTGGTATCCTCTGCCACCAGTGCAACTTGATGCTGGGCTATGCAGAGGATAACCCGGCGATGCTCAGGGCAGCGGCAGACTACCTCGAAGATTACGCCGAGAACGGCGGTCCCTTGACAAGGGTTGAGGGATAGGGTATACTGGTGAGACACACCACAGGAGAAAGTTATGCCTTGGCCTAAGGGCAAGCCCCGCAAGGGATACGTCAAGAAGGACGGAACGGCCCATGCAAAGAAGGGTGAGCGCATCACCGTGGTCCGCAAGGACCCGAAGCCTTACGAGCAGACGGCGAAGCCTGACCTCACGGGAACGGTTACTAAGGGACCAGTCCTCAAGGGTGTTACGGGTCAGGCCGTTATCGAGCCCTGCCCAAACTGCGGGTTCGCCTATGCCGATGGAGGGTTCTGCCCCGAGTGCGGATGGACCCGCTATGACCCCAACTGTCCACACTGCCAGAAGGGAGGCAAGTAATGGGAAGCAAGGTCGAGACGCTGCTCGATGACCTTGGGTTCACCGACCCGTTTGCTCGTGCGCTCATGAAGCAGGCCATCATGGCTGAGATGAGCGTGGGCGTGTCCGATTACATCGGCAAGGGCGGGAGAACCCACACCAAGGAGCAGTGCAAGGCCACCCGCAAGCAGGGTGCTCCGAAGGGATGCGTCCTGCACAAGCCGACGCTGCACAAGTTGACCGGCTCTCGTCAGGTCATGCGCAGCACCACGCTCATCGAGGACATCTGCGAGCATGGGGTAGGCCATCCGAACCCTGACTCCGCTGCGTTCCTCAACTGGCGCGACGGGACTGACACGTGGTTCGTCCACGGCTGCGACGGCTGTTGTGGCCCCGTCGAGAACAAGTACGACTACGTGGAAGGAGAGTTCTAACTTGAAGAAGATGCTCACGGCCCTCATGCTGGGCCTGATGGTCATGCTCACAGTGGGTGCCTGCTCGCGTGAGGCCGACACCATCTCGTACAACATCGGTCAGGAGGCCGACCAGTTCAAGGTTCTGCGGCGTGTCGTCTTCATGAACGGCATCACCGACCAGTACCTCCTGTCCATCGAGGGCTACTGCTCGCTCGGCAATGACCGCACGCAGTACGAACTGAACGTGACGTGCAAGACCGGCGAAGGTCAGTACAAGAAGCACTTTCTCGGACTGAGCGACAACGTGACTTACTTTGTCGAGCAGTTGGAGGGTGCGAACGTCTCGGCTGACCACTACAAGGTCATCTTCCGTCCGTCCACCATCATCCCCGACATCGACATCAAGTAACGATGGACGGCAACACGCTCCTGTTCCTGCTGTTCGTCCTCTATCTCATCTGGCACATCGCGGACCTGTGGTTCGGGAGGAACAAGTGAACGGACCGACGCTGCGCGAGGTTGCAGAAGCAACCGCACGCATTGGGTGCATCCGCATGTTTTGGGGTGCACAGAGGCCGTGCGCTGAGTACACAGACCGAGAACTGTGTGCCTCGTGCATGGCAAAGAAGGCCCTTGAAGCGCCCGTCGCTGACGAGCACACCAAGGTCGTGACCATCCTGTCGGATTACAACATCTCGCCGTGGGGAGAGGTCTTGTGCGCATCGTGCAAGCACCCCCACAGCGAGGGGGCGTGGTCCGACCGCGACCCCGATGACGGGACGTGCTGGAACGCTGGCTCGCTCGTCTGCGGGTGCCCCAAGTTCATCACCCCGTCCGTCCAGAAGATGCGCCTAGAGCGCGCCAAGAGAAACAGGCTGTAAGGAGAAACAATGTTCACTGACGAGGAACTGGCCAGCATCAAGTGGCTGGCTGGGCTCGTGAAGGCACAGGCAGTCTCGGAACGCAACACTGCGGACCGGCTGTACGGTGCGTATAACGACCGCGACTTCGTGCACCGTGACCTTGACCATGCGCGCAACAAGATTGCGCGCTGCGAGAAGGTGCTCGAAGCGGTCGAGAGGGAGACATCCGCGTGAAGCGAGTCGCCATTGACGGAGTTGTCCAGACAGGGTATCCTACCCCTCGCCTCATCGAGGCCGGGGGTGGGATTGCCTATCGGAAGGGCAACGTCTGGTACCTCTATGTGGAGGGCCAGTACGAGTCGGACACTGGTGAGTATTTCACCGTCACAGTCGTCACAGTCGAGGGATAACAATGTACGCCACACTTGACAAGCGCGCAGTGAAGGCACTGAACCGGCTTGACAAGCGCCGTCGCATGAAGTACGATGGCAAGCACAAGGAGGGCCAGCGTGCCGAAGAACTACGAGCAGCGAGAGAAGAAGTTGGCGAAGCGGAAGTCCGCTATGCCCGTCAACTCCCGGGGCCTGCTCACCGTTACGCTGCCGGTCATCGCTAAGAAGGGAAAGGAAGCATCCGATGGGTCTACTCGCAAGGCTCGCAAGGCTCGGTGAGAAGTACATCGACAACACCCCGCAGTACCCGCCGTGCATCAACTGCGGGCACACGGAGTACAACATCCGAACCAAGCCGACCTACACGGTTGACCGGTTCTCGCGTCAGCGCATCTCGTGCTTCGTTGACTGCCTCAACTGCGGGCTTCGCCTGCGGATGATGCTTGGCGAGAACGAGCAGAACTGGTCATTCAAGTTGCAGGGGTAAGATGTTCGAGTCAGAAGTCAACGCCTACTGTGAGATGCAGGCCAGCCCGAGAACGCGCACTGAGTACCGCAAGGACTTGGAGCGTTGGTACCGGGCTGGCCTTCCGCTCACTGTCGAGGGCGTCACCGCATACAAGCGACACCTTGAGACGAACTACAAGGAAGCGTCCGCTGGGCGCTTCTGGTCCACAGTGCGTGCGTTCCATCGTTGGCTCGTCCAGCGAGGGCTCCTAGAACATTCCCCTTTCGAGGTTGTCAAGGCTCCGGTACGAAGACACTCGGTTGGGGTAGAAAGCCCCGCAGCGAATATTGTGGACGCTCTGGTGGCATCCTGCGAGTCTAAGCGGGACCGTGCCGTCATCTGCCTGTTGCTCAACGGCCTCAGGGCCAGCGAAGTGACAGACCTCGACAAGGGCTCGATGACATTCGAGACTGGCGTCGGGTTCGTCCTCAAGGTTCTCGGCAAGGGTAACAAGGAACGCTTCGTTCCGCTGACGGATGAGTCAGTTGAGGCCATTATGGCTCTCAGCGATAACGACCGGTCCGATTGGCTGGTGCCAAACCACGACGGAAGCAAGTTGACGTACGATACGGTCAACGGCATCGTTGATACGGTCGCCAAGCGTGCTGGCGTCAAGGTTCATCCTCACCAGTTGCGCCACCATTACGCTACGAGGCTTGTTCGGGCCGGTGTCAACGTCTTTGCGTTGCAAAAGTTGTTGGGACATGCTACTGTAGCAACTACTCAACGATATGTCAGCATGGACCTGACGGACCTCGCGGAAGCGGCCCGTCTGGACCCAAGGAACAACGGAGGTATCCGACTTGTCACGGAAGATTTGGAAGACGGCACTGGACCACGCGCCGTTTCAGGTAATCGACCCGCCCTCCGTGTGGCGTCCGCTTAGTTTCGGCAATCAGGAGGGTACGCCCGTCATCTGGTACGAGGCCGAGACGACAGCCCACACCAAGGCGCGTGTCGTGTACCTCGTCTTCACTGGCGAGCACGTTCCTGAGGGAGCCCGCTACGTCGGAACGGCAACGTTCGGGCAGGGTGGCTCCATCGTCGTCCACTGCTATGTCAAGTAAGCCCATCGTCATCTTCTGCTCGTCTCCCAGCGGAAGGCACTGGTGGAAGAAGGTGCCCGGGGTCCACTCGACCCCGGAGCACACATACTGGGAGAGACGGTGCCGTAGGTGCCGTGAGTACGAGAGCGAGGTTCGATAGTGACGTTCAATACGAGTGACAAGACAGTCGATAAGACGGTCGGCTGGGTTGCCCCTCGTGGTGCCAATCCCTTCAACCACTGGGTTGAGGGCGCTGCCATCCACGGGGGGTATTTCGAGATGCAGGCCATCACCCATGTCAAGGACAACCTCTGGCATGGCGGATACGTCGAGAACCTCGACCTCAACGGGCACTTTGACACAATCGTGTCGATGTATCCGTGGGAGAAGTACGACTTCAAGGGCGAGACATACGCCTTCGAGATGTATGACGGCTTCAAGGTGGACGAGAAGACGCTGAACAGTGCTGTCGAGGTTGCCGCGATGGAACTTGACAACGGGAAGCGCGTTCTGGTTCACTGTCAGGCTGGCCTCAACCGCTCGTCTCTCGTGGTCGTTCGACTACTCATGCGAGAGGGCATGTCTGCGGATGACGCCATCCGGATGCTTCGTGAGAAGCGTTCCGACATGGTTCTCTGCAACCTCACGTTCGAGAGGTACCTGAGGTCGCTGTGAGAGTAGCCATCTCGGGCAGTCGCGGGCCTGACCCTGCGAGGGGTCGGCCTGTTGGCTGGACCGACTTTCCGTTTGTCGAGAAGGTGCTCAAGCGCCTGCTCGAACAGGGCCACACGGTAAACGTTGGCGATGCCCCGTCAGGCGTCGATTACTTTGTGCTGATGGCCCATGAAACGGCACCGTGGGCAGACCGATATCCGTCTTCCAGTCTCACCGTGTATAATGCACGTTGGGACGTTGAGGGGAAGCGTGCTGGCCACAACCGCAATGCGTGGATGATTAGCGAGAGCGATATGCTCATCGCGTTGTTCGCACCGACGCTCCCGTTGACAGCGGGAACGTATGATGCGGTACAGTGTGCCCTCAAGAAGGGCATTCCGGTACATACCTACTTCGAGCCTCTCGGCTGGGCGGTAGGTCTGCCAGAAGGGAGTGCAAAGTGAAGGTGAAGGTTGAGGTACAGGCGGCAACGCTTGTCCTCGATAACAAGTCAATGACGTGGACTATCACACATGACGGCAGGATGTCCCCGCCGAACCAGATGGTCGCGTTCCCCGAAATCGTCATCGGAGAGCAGATGTTCATTCCGATGCCGGGTGGCGAGACGTTCAAGACGACTCGTGTCCGCGATTTCGAGACGTTGGAGGCATAATGGCTCAGATTGGATGGATTAGCGATGCGGGAACGAACGTCCTGTTCGCTGACGCCCTCGCTATCTCCGAGGCTGAGGGCTCGTGGAACTCTATCCCCCACGAGGTTCTTGTCCTTATCAAGGAACAGGTAACAAAGGAACGCCCGGACGGCATCTCCGTGACGCAGTTGCTCGGGTGCCCTCGCAAGGTGTTCCTTGAGAAGACGAACGACTGGTTCTCGCACCCTATCGAGAACTGGCCTGCCCTGCGTGGCACACTCGTGCACTCGCTCTTGGAGCAGACCGGTGGAGCAGGGGCGGAAATCGAGGTTCGCCACGAGCGCACCTACAAGGGTGTGACAATCTCTGGTCAGCCTGACTCTGTTCGCGTCCTTGGGCAAGGCAAGAGAAGGCTCATCAGGGATTGGAAGTCAACCAACAAGTTGCCGTACTACGACAACGCCTACTCGTCTCACAAGTTGCAGACCAATATCTATCGTTGGCTCCTGCAACTGGACCCGAGGTTTACCGAAATCGAGATTGTTTACATCTCGATGGACGGAGTGAAGGCCATTCCGCTCAAGAAGGGTGGCACGACCAAGTACGGTCGGCAGATTGAGAACCAAGTCATGACCGACGAGGAAGTCGAGGCGTACCTTGATGACCGACTCATGACGCTGGACGCGCAGAACAAGGCAGGCAGGCCAGTCGCGTACCACAACGTTG